GATAAATCGTCATATTGCAATAAAAAATTACAATCAATTACAATTAAATTTAAAAGGCTAGTATTAATCAGTTTTACCAGTTCAAAAAACTTTCTGATTAAAAAGCAACATATTTCCCAACCCAGGCAACTGTGCAAAAATTGCACACCCCTGTATAAAAATTGCACAGTTATATTTTCACGCGCCCGCGTGTGTCTCTCTAATATTGTGAAACAAGATAAATAATTATTTATAATAGTAAGATAATCAATCACAATCCCCTATACCACCATGAACAGTGGATTCTTAACGTCTGATAACAAATATTATGTAAACCTATTAGTTGTAACCTGCACTATGACAGGACTCTCTATTTTTCCTGATATTTTTTGATTTTATGATATAGTAGAGTAACTGGTAGAATCCGCACCTGGAGGGGGGTAGGGGGGTGGGGAAGAATCCGGGACAACATATAATATAAGACTTGCCGTTCTATGTGCGACAAAAATGTCGCACTTTTGGTGTCAACATTTTGACACACCCCTATATTTTTAATGCCTACACGTCCACACCCCTATATTTTTACATAGTATTGGTGCAAACCCCTATATTTTTAATGCCTACACGTCCACACCACTATTGCAAAACTCCCCTCTCTACGTTATACTCTAAGTTATGGGAAAGAAATTATCTGAAAAACGAATACGAGAGATAATCCGCTTGGCGAAAACTGGTATCTCAATGCGCCAGATTTCTTTGCGCACTGATACCAAATACGCCACCGTGTGTAAATACGTTAATCTTTATAACGCCAACAAAGTGTCTATTCCTGACGATGATGGTCAGAAAGCACCCCAAGCTGGTCAGGCCATAGATGAACTCCGGGTGAAACAAGCCCCTCCTATTGAAACCAAGACTCTTCCCGCCCCTGTTAAGCCGAAAGACTTAGAAGAGGTTGAGGAAAGACTTGAGAAAATGGCCGGCCAGATCACTGTTGGTGCCGAGAGGCTTTTGGCTTCTATAGTAAACATGGACGCCGAGGCGATGTCGCTCCTCTCTTTGAAAGAGAGAGCACAAACCTTTGGTGTGTTAATGGATAAGTTAAAGACGATCACCGATCGTAAGAATCCAATGTTGAGTTCTATTCTCTCCCAAGGGCCTAACGGCGGCGGACTTAACATTGTGAACATTATAGCAAGCACCGTTCCACCACGTAAGAAGGGCAGGTTGTCCTCGGACGACGCCGACATTACGGAGGTGGAGGTGGTTGCTGATGTTCCGCAGGGAAACCAAGAGGAGGACTTGTTGGCTTGACAGAGAAACGTGGTCGCGGGAGACCCCCGAAGAAATTGGTTGGGCAGGCGGAACTGAGCCAGGATGAAGCCAAGGCTTTATTTAAGAAGCAGGTGGATCACTGGAAGAGAAACCCCATTGATTTTGCCAGACAGGTTTTTGGGTTGATTCCCACGAACCAACAGACTCGATTGTTCATGGAGGTTGGGAGGATTATCTCAGCCAAGATGAAGAGAGATGAGGGGAAGAAAGTCACCCCTACGGAGATGGAGTACGTGAGGAAGAGAGGTGTGTCGGTTCGGTCAGGGAAGGGAACTGGTAAAGGAACTGCTGCGGCTATTTTGTCTTATTGGTTTTTGTTCTGTTTTCACATGAGCAAAACTTATTTGGTTGCCCCCTCTATGGATAACTTGAAATCGAATCTACTGGCAGAAATGGCTCTATGGAAGAGTAGGAGAGACCACAAAGGAAATGTGGTTTGTAAGCTGGCCGGGGAATTTGATTTGTTAACCACTGGGTGTAGGATGGTGCAGGACGAGGACAAAGGGAAGAACTGGTTTGTGAAGTGTAATAGTGCCGGGCCGAATATGCCGGAGGACCAACAGGTGGAGGTGCTTCAAGGGAAGCACGCCAGGTATATGATGTTTATTATAGATGAGGCGTCGGGTGTTCCTGATCCGGTATTTCAACCCCTAGATACGACGCTAACGGACCCTGCGAATTTTATCTTGTTGTTTTTTAACCCGACAAGAAGAACGGGGTTTGCATATAGAACTCACTTCGATCCAGAGGAAAAGAAGTTTTGGTCTATCTTGCATTGGAGCGCGGAGAAGTCTGATATGGTTACCCCGGATCAGATTGAATACCTGAGGGAGAAGTACGGGGCGGACTCTAATGAGTATAGGGTGTCTGTGTTAGGCGAGCCTCCCGCGATGGATGATGGGTCGTTAATCCCCTATGAATGGTGCAATGAGGCGGTGAATATTGAGTTTACGGAACAGGAGAAAGACCCCGTGGTTATGGGAGTTGATGTAGCCAGGAAGGGGAAAGATAAATCTGTGATATTGGTTCGTAAAGGGCCGCGGGTGTTGGAGATACAGGAGTTAAACGATTTAGATACTGTGGCGTTGTCACGATGGGTGGCGATGCGTGCGGCGGATTGGATGCCGCAAGCTATATTTGTGGATTCAGTTGGTTTGGGTATAGGGGTTGTGGATGAGTTGAACAGACAGGGGATTGAGAATGTTTACCCTGTGAACGTCGCCAGGGCTTCTAATAATCCACGGAAGTTTTCCCTACTTAGAGATGAGTTGTGGTGGAAGTTAAGGGAGAAGTTTGAGCGAGGGGTTCTTTCCTTGTCGGAATGTGAAGATAGGGATTTGATTTCGGAACTATCCTCGATTAAATATGACGTTAAAGACAATGGTAAGATAAAGGTGGAGAGTAAGCTGGAGATGAGAAAAAGGTCTATGCCCTCCCCTAATAAGGCTGATGCCTTGATGCTGACGATGATGGTGGATGACAACGCTCTCCGTGTCGATGAAGACGAGGAAGAGCTTGACCGTTATAGGCGTCGGGAGGTATCATACTCTGATACGTTAAGTTGGATGGAGGTTTAAAATATGGCTTTATTTGTCGCACAGAAATCTGAAGGTGTGGACCACGAACACCTTGTAGTAGCTAATGAGCAGGCAGTGGAGTGTGCGAAGGTCGAAGGCCATTCTCATATTCCATCCATTAGTCCTGAAACAGGGGAGATTATCTTAGACCCGATGGACGGACACTCCCATATTGTTGTCCCTTATGAGATGGGGATGTATACAATCCCAGATGTGAGACCGGAATTGGACGACGATGAGTGTGATGTGATTAAACGGAAGTCGGATCAGTTTATCATGGCCTATGATGCTGAGGAAGATTCCATTGAAAAAGGCAGGGAGTCTGTGAGATTCCGTGAGAATAAGCAGTGGGAAGATTCTACCAGACAGGACTTGGCCAATAAGAACAGAGCGTGCTTAACGATTAACCACGTCGCCCCTATGGTGGAGACTTTATCTGGCTTATATAGAAGGAACATTAGTGATCTAAGGTGCTTCCCTACCGAGAATGGCGACAACGACATCGCCACCGTCTTAACTTATGTGATGAAGCATATATTAGATAAGACCGAGATGAGCGCAGAAGAGATCGAGGTTTTTGAGGATATGGTTACGGCAGGACGTGGCGTGTTTGAATTATACCCGGAGTTCGACACAGATATCCGTGGCGCGATCAGGGTGAAACAAATACCGTGGGATATGGTGGTGTTTGCTCCACACATTAGAAAAGATGGATCTGATTGTGAATATTTCTGTAGGTGGAATTGGTTGTCGCAAGAACAGCTAGAGAATATGTTCCCGGAAAAAGCAGAAGACATTGAACTGATGTATGGTCGGTTCGAGCAATTTATAGCTGGTAGCGACGACTTGTCAGACCTGGGCACCCCCCTGGTTAACGCACTGTTCGCAGATAAGAAGACCAGAGAGATGAGGTTGGTGGAGTGTGAAGAGAAGATGTATTATAGACTTCGCACCTATGTAGACCCGATGAGTGGTTTCAAGGTTTCGGATGCTGAACTCCCTACACAATTTAGAAGTCAGATGAAGACTATCACATTGATGAGACATGTAGATCGTAAACTTCATGCTATCCGCAGAACTGTTTTGTGCGGAGATGTGTTGGTGGAGGATGATTATGTTGAACGACCTGTGCCACCCCACCAAACAGGACCTTCTTTCTCAGCAATACCGGCTTACGCATACAAGCGTGGGGCTGTGTTCCAAGGTAAAGTGGAGCGTACCAAAGATTCGCAAAGAGAAATTAATAAACGAAGAAGTCAGATTGTAGATATCGTCAACACCTCTATTACTAATGGATGGTTTGTCCCGAAAGGTTCTTTTGGTAGCCAGAGGATGAAAGACAGATTTAAACGTGACGTAAGTAAACCTGGGTTTATTATTGATTTACCAGACATAACCAACGTGCCTCAGAAGGTTGAGTCGAGTAGGGTAGAACCTGCGATAGTTCAATTAGAGATGAACAGCACGCAATCTTTCCGGGAAACCTCCAATGTGAATGTGGAGATGCTTGGTATGGGGAGTCAGTATCAATCTGGTTCAGCCATGGCACACAGGATGCAGCAGGGGTTGATGGGTAATGAATATCTGTTTGATAACATCAGCCGGGTAAAGAAAAGACTTGGTCGGGAGATATTACTCTGGATTCAGGAACTTTATACAACTGACAGGATCGCCAGGATATTCTTTGATCAGGCGAAACTTGAAAAGATTTATATGGGTGACCAGGAGGTTGACCCGAATGATGTTGCTATGTTGCAGTCCATTGAGCAAAAACTCAAAGATGCTGATCTAAGCAACTACGATATTACTATTGGCGAAACAGGACAGAGTCCAACTGCACAGTTAGCGAACTTCGACATGATGGTTGAGTTAGCTGGTAAAGGCGTTCCAATACCACCTATGGTGTTTATCGAAATGGCTCCGATACCAAACAAACAGAGAATTATACAACTACTCCAACAGGCTAGTGAACAAGATGCACAAGCTGAAGATAAGAAGTATGATACTGAAATTCAGAAAACGATGATTGCAGCCCAGTCGAAAAGTCAGGGTTGACAACATAACCTCCACTCTTTTATACTGTGAATGGAGGCCATACTCATACTAGGAGATTACTATGGCAGACGAACAGATTGTAGCACTTGATGAGGCTTCACCAGAGGAGCTTGAGACTATGCTCCAGCAGGAGATTTCCGAGGAGCCGGAACAGGACATTTCAGAGCCAACCGGCGACCCCGAAGAAGAATCCGAAGAAGACTCCGAGGAAGAATCTGAGGAATAGGAAGAAATTTCTCCCGAAGATTTAGCAGCAAGGATTAAGGAACTCGAAGAGAAGAATCAAAGCTACGAAAAAAGACTTCAGGATAAAGAATCTTTTATTCAGAAGCGCAATTCAGAAGTCGGTTTGTTACGAAAGCAACTACGAGAACGCCAACAAGAGCTACTTGACGAGGAGATAAGCGAAGAAGAAATTCTGCAAGACCCCAAAGAAGCTGTTAAAAAAGCTTTGGAGAGGCAGAAGGAACGAGAAAAGCTTGAAGCCGAGGATAGAAAACTAGCTCACGAAGAAATGGCGGCCAAGAACCGAGAGGTCGCTCTCAAATTGGTCCCAGGTCTGGATGACCTCAAAGACGACATGGTGGAAGTTATGAAGTCGGATGGAGTCCCAGATCAGATAATCGAAGGTTTTTCTAATGACCCCGCCTCTTCCCTACATGCTTCGGTTCTATACCAGATAGCAAGACGAGTGGAGGACAAGAAGAGGATCGCTGAGTTGGAAGCAAAGTTAGGTGATGCGAAAGCCGAGCCTAAAAAAGTTTCAAGAAACATTGAAAAATTTTCTCGCGCAAAGTCACCTGTGTCGTCCGCACCAGCTTCACAGAGAAAGACATCTGGTAAGAAGCTGTCTAAGCTGACTCAAGCTGATGTAGATAATATGTCGCTCGAGGAACTACAGGAACTTGAGAAACAAATTCCACTAGAATAGTAATTTTTAATAGGAGTAAATAAACATGGCTAGAACACAAATAGCTACTGGTAGCGCACTCGCTCCCATAATTGTCCAAAGACAATTATTCCTGGAGACAAAGAAACAATCATATTTCAACCGTTTCTTCTCTACGAGCGGAAGTATGCCAGTATTTGAAAAAACTGATTTCACCAAGAAAAAAGGTGAGACAATGACATTTGGTCTGAGAGTTAGACTTACCGGCGATGCTATTAAAGGTAACGCCACTGTAAAAGGTAAAGAAGACAAACTCAGCTACTACACTCACACCATTACACTTGAGCGCTACAGATACGCTGTTCAAGATGACGGTGCCTTAACTCGCCAGAGATTTGTTGGAGACATCCCAAGTGAAATGCGTAATGCTTTAACTATGTGGGGTTCTGAACTTATCGACCAGGAATGTATGGACGCCCTCGTAGCTAGTCCTACCAGCATTACTTATGGTGGAGATGCTACATCTGTTGCAACTCTTGAAGCCGCTGATAAGCTCACTCCTCAGCTCATTTCCAAAATGAAAGCTGTTGGTCTCACTCAGAGGGGTTCTGGTAAAGTTCCTCTTATGCCAGTAATGGTTGAGGGTAAGAAATATCTCGTTCTTCTCGTAAGTGACGATGTAGCTGTTGACCTTAAATACGATACAACTTTCATGGCTGCTCAGAAGGATGCCGCTGAACGTGGCTCTAAGAACCCTTTGTTCACCGGCATGCTTGGTGTTTGGGATGGCGTTGTCATCCACACCCATGAAAATGTTCCTGTTCTTTCTAACGGTGGTGCCGGAGGCGCGATCACATATTCTAAATGTGTATTGATGGGCGCGTCTGCTCTTTGTTTCGCGTGGGGCGAAAGACCTTCCATCGTAGAAGAAGACGAAGACTATGAAGAATTTAAAGGCTACTGCTGGAGAATGACTGCAAAAGTTAACAAGCCTGTCTTCAATAGTAATGACTATGGTTCACTTGCCCTTTATGTTGCCGATTCACGCGCAACTGGCAGAACCACAAACTACGCATAAGGAGGTAGGAAATAATGGCTAACTTAACAACTTTCTTAACAATTCCTGCCGGACAGAGACTTGGAACTGACGTATGCTACTTTGAAAAAGAAGTAAACTTCGCGTTAGAAAATCTTTCAACTGGAGATACCGCTGATGTTCTCAACGTGCCAAAAGGTGCGATTCCACTGAGACTCATCGTCACAACCAAAACGGCTAACACTGACACCTCCGCAGAAATCGCGATAGCGTGCCCGACTGCTTCTCTCACTCTTGATGCAGCCGACACTCTCCCCGCTGCTGGTGCTGTAAACATTACTGCTCTTACTGCTTCGGAATACCTGGCGGCTGACGACACAGTTCGTCTAACGTCTTCTGTAGCTGATCTCACAGATGCAGTTATCGTCGTAGGTCTTGAGTATGTAGTTTCTGATGCTTGCCGAAACTAAGGGTTAAGCTGTAAATGTTAGAAGGGCAGTTAGAGATAGCTGCCCTTCTTTCCTATTAGGAGGTTCATAAAATGGCATTCACGGCGGAAGAAGTATGTAACCTTGCGCTACAATTAGCGGGGCGTGGTGACAAAACAACTAACGATGAGTTGAACCAGGCGCTACAAATAATGCAGGTTATACTAGCGGAGTGGGCTGCCAGCATGGACGTCCACTTGTGGAACATTGCTAAGAATACAGAAGATGTCCCTATAGGGGATCGAGTTCTAGGTTCTGATGGTAGTGCAGTTTATCAGTGTATACGGGGCCACACATCTGCAACAGACAACCAACCAATCTCCGGTGATCTTTACAATGATTACTGGGTCGGCACCACTCTCACATCCTCACCCCTAACCTGGGCGTCTGATATTACATATAACAACAATCGAATTATCACCTTAGATACAGAAGGATTGGAAGATGTGCTATCCCTCCAGGTTCTACACAATGGTCAGAAATCAACAGTAGAGAAAATCAGTCTGCTAGAATTTAAGGACCTTGATGAAGCTGAACTGGGTTTACCAACTAAGTGCTGGGTCCAGAGACTTGAGACCGCATTGGAATTGCATCTGTGGCCCCTATGCGATAAAGAAGATGCTACTTTGTACTACTATAGTGTGAATCGCCCGTTAATAAGCACCGGCGACCAGGTAGTCAACATACCAGACCAGTGGACGCAAGCTTTATATTATGCGCTGGCAGTTGAACTCGGTTTCGTTTATAATATAGGAATAGACCGATTGAGAGTTCTCGGAGCTAAATCCAACAGCGCTTTTAATCGCGCCTTTAGAACAAATGAAAGCGAGGTTGACACATGTTTCGTCGAACCAATATACTAGCTCTGGTTTTTATTTTACTGTTCACCTGCGGTAGTTTTGCCGCGACAGGTAAATCAGTAGACATATTAATCCCAGGGATTGTTAATTTAACAGGGGGTCCTCTTTCTGGAGGATTGGTCTACACATACGCTGCGGGCACCACCACCCCCAAGTCAATTTACTCTGACCGGGCACTAACTACGGCGCTAGATAACCCAGCGGAGTTAGACACCAACGGAAGACTTGTGGCTTACGGCAGCGGAGTTTATAAATTCGTCATACAAGACGAATACGGATCGTCCATCTTCACCGCAGATAATGTGGAGATTAGTTCCCTGGAGAACGCCTTTGACGGCACTACCGATCCTTTTGGCACAGACCTAACTCAAACAAACCTCACTGTAACAAACCTCACTGTGACTGATACTGTAACTGACACCCTCGATGTGGACGTTAGCGCGACTATCGCAAGCATGAGTGCGGAAAGCACAAAGATCACTAATGTCGCAACAGGCACCGCCAACGGTGACGCTGTGAATTTTGGTCAGCTTGAAGAGAATTACTGGAGAGCCTCTGGCACTACTGAATTGGCGACGGATAAAAACTTAGTCGTAGACGGGGCGGCATCTTTCACAGGCAAAGCCACAACAGATGAATTGAGCGTGACCAACCCAACAGTTCCTGCATCGGCAACTGCAAGCGGAACGACTGGCGACGTTGCTTGGGATTCTGATTATGTTTATATTTGTGTTGATACTGACACGTGGAAACGTGCTGCTCTTAGCACTTGGTAAAAATTAACGAACTTGGCGGTGTAAACGCAGCAACGTTTTCTATCCAAGTTTTATTTCGCGTATCGATATCTCAGGAGGTTTTATGAAAAAATTCTTACTTCTAGTCCTACTGGTCTTTATTGCTTCCACCACATTCGCGCAGGGTGACACTATCCTATCTCGTCGCCAGGCCATATATGAAACTTTACGAGCCAATACCTTTGATAATCTCGTAAAGTCCACTTACTGCTCTCTTGACGCGTCTACATACGTAGCTCCTAACGACATAGTATCAACCAACACAGCATCAGTATCCTATCTCGGAACTCTCCAAGGCCCTCTACTTCTTAGAGTTCAGAACACAGGAACAACTGGTAAAATATACTTTAAAGAATACTCAACTTCTACCTCAGCAGGAATATCAGCTACTACAGCCACAGATTCTTTCATCCCAAGCACCCACGGCAACTATCTTGCTACCGGCACCGCTGGTCAGTTAGCTCCGGGTGAATGCTGGGATAAAGTTTACTATGGTGAACCAGATCTAACATTTGGTGGTGTAAACGCAGCGACGTTCACCATTCAAGTTTTTCAACGTAACAACTAGTTTTTTAACGGAGGTCTTGATATGCGAAATAATTCCCTTACTTTTTTCTTACTTTTCTTACTTGTCGCCAGCACATTACTGGCCTGGCCATCGTCTGATCAAATACAGAACTTCCCCGGAGGAATTCACATTTGGGATAATACCAACGCTAAGTGGATTCCAGCCGGAGGCTCCTCAAGCGGGGGTGCGCTCATAACCGATGAGCCTGTAACTGATTGGGCTACTCAGACAGTTACTTTGGTAGCTAATACTGCTCAGACTATTACAACTAATATTACCGCTACTAACAGGAGGTTTATTGAACTTAAAGCCCACACCCCCACAGAT